AGTTTGTGGGAAGAATACATATCCGAAGAAAAAACATCAAAGGCCATAACGATTGGCAAACATTGGCTATCTCATGAGAATTTAATAGTTGACCAAATCATTTATAAAATATCTTATGTTATCCAAAATATTGCTGGTCAATTTCAGATTGTCTTGTATTGTAACAGTCCGGTTTTTCAATCAGAGATTGGCAATAAAGTTTTCAACAAGTATTGGTTCGGAGATTTTTCTTGTGTTTGGCATTATGATTTGTACCTGGATAAAACATCTTACAGTTTGAGATCCACAGATGATCGCACGGATGTTTCCATCATTGCCAAAAACTTAGGAGGTGGTGGCCACAGAAATGCCGCAGGACTGACATTGTATGGGCAACAGGGATGCCTGCCTTATCCAAGAATTATGGATGACGAATTTCTAAATTTGTTCTTGGGTGGAACCACTGATTTTATTACAATATATGATGAAGAAAATGATCGCGAAACTAATATTGATTATGTTTTATTTAAGGTTAACAATATCAAATCGGAATGGATCAGTTTGCCATACATGACATTGATCAAACGCAAATATGCTCGATGTTCACTTATTGTTTTTGTATGGGATCATCAAACTGTGGAACTCTCCGAGACCGGCGAAGTTTGTCCCCAGAGAGAGTATGCCGTTTTTTATAATGAAATGTCTAGTTCTGATGACATAGGTAAATTATCTTATCTCGCATGTGCCAACAAAGAGACGGCTCTGACATTTGTTTCGGGTAAAGATTTCAAAGATTTATTCAAGGTAGGACATGTTGATAATGTTGTAGATGTTGATGATGTTGAAGATGAAAATTGTTGAATTATGTTCCCAAAAATAAAAATCTTGGCATTACAACAATTATTGACTAATACGCTTGTTAGTTGGAAATAATAAAATATAAATGATACCTGCTATGATACCAGCCAAGTGTCCTTCAAAACTGATGCCGGTCATATACAACTGGGGCAAAATACTGACCACCAATCCCAGTAGTGTCACACCAGCTGATCGTCCCAACAATGAAAAATAAATAACGATCAAACCAAAAATGACTCCCGAAAATCCAACTGTATAAACCTTGCGCGAGGGAAATGCCAAATGAATGAAATACAAAATCATGCTGGAAACGATCCAAATAAAAACGATCGCAAACAAAAACATTTTCCATCCAATGACTTCTTCCATAAAAGACAAGGCAAATAAAGAAATACCATTGGCCAACAAGTGTGACAAATTGGCATGATATAATGATCGCAACGGATAGTCAATAGCATCATAACCAGTATTGTAATTATTAATGGAAGTCAGAAACACAAGTACTATTATACCTAGAATAATATAACTAATAATGGGCATTCTATAATTTACGAGTGATTATTATTTGGAATCAAATGATAATGACTTGGTTTAGAATTTATTAGAATTTACGACTTAATTTGTATCCAAATAAATAGTGTCACTGGCAGAATAATAGCGAACGGATAAATTTTCCGGCAAATAAAGGAAATACAACATGATGGATTTGTGATAAATTTGTTGAGGCCACTTTTTACTTTGACTATAATTCCAAATTGAGTCAGAATGTTGAATATTGAATTCTTCATATAATTCCCGTCTAGCACATTCTAAAGAAGTTTCCGGAATATCCGCATGCCATTCTCGCTTGCCAAAAGGGAGAAAATATTTATGTTTGGTTTCATGATCATCAAGGGATCTATCAATTTCTAATCCAATTAATATATATTTAGATTTCTTGACATTTTTTCTCCAGTTATTGGATTTGATAATTTGGAGAGGATATGATAATTTTCTCCTATTGAGTAAGTGTAAATTTGCCAATTTCAAAATAATTATACGATATGTTTCTGTTTTCAAACAATATTTGTTGAAACAATGTGATATCATTTTGGCCTGATTATAATTAGCCACAATAACAAATCCCGCATTGGACATTTCTTTGTCTAACAAATTATTTCGACAAAAACAAACCGAAGAAATACTTCTGACAATGTGACGAACATTGACACTATTCGTACCTGACCAAATATAGTTCTTAAAATACTCAGTTACATATCTTCGCAAAATCAATGTTTCTTCGAAAAGTGATTCCAATTTGAATTTGGCATAAGAATTTTTGTTATTGTTTTTCTCATCCGTGATACAAATGAGATTTGGTAAATGACCATACTCATTATCCTCCCATATTTTTTCCAAAACATAGACTAAATTTTCATTTGTGTTCACAAATAATTTGATATCTGCAATTCTGGAACAGCGACAAAATCCACTCACATGTAAACGAACCGGATATTTTATGCCATTATTGTCCAAACATAAACCGAACCCTGAACTAAATGGTCGAATGATATGATAAGGTTTTATGTTTTGCATGAAACTGCTAATATTTTATGATATCAATTTAGTTAAGCTTCCGAAAGAAAAATAATTTTCAATTTTTTTAAAAAATTGAAAATATTAATGTCAGTAATAATAACTCCAATTATGTTTGATATAAAATAATTTTATCCCATAATTGATTAGGAATGCATAGAAGAACCAATAAAAAAACATGTTACCATAATAATAATAGTATGGATAATCTTTTTGATGATGAAGTTATGACAATGGCTGATAACAGTTTTTTCAGTGATAATTTTCGATCTGTTTACGACAACATTGAAAAAAGTTTTCACAGTGTACCTATGACGGACGTTTTTTTCCCAAAAGAAAAATCAGTACCAAACATTTTGAATTTCGCAAAAAATGATTCCAAACATAACATGAGTCACACCAATTATTATTCCACAATTGATTTGAAATCCAGAAAAGAATCATACAATTCGAAAACAGATTCAAAAACAGACACCGAAAAATGCGGAGTCAAAACATTAATCAATACCAAAAGTAAAATTACTTATCCTTTCAGTAAAAATCGACCGGAGTCAGTCGCATCAGAAAAACTTCCCAATGCCACTCTTAAGGTACCCGTCGAAATAGAAAAAACAATTGCCAATACTTCAATTAATTCAACAAAATTGGAAGAAAATATTATTTCAGATGCTTTGGACCAAAATGAAAATTTCATTATCAATGCTAATGATAAATATCCAGAATCAGAAACAATTATTTCCATTGAAACTATTCCGGACAATGTCAAATCAACCATTGAAAAAGTACTCGTGGGATGGGACAATGATCAGGATCAATGTCAGAACCAATGCTATGAACCGGAACATAATGATGACGATAAGGAAATCATTTTGTTTAATTCCAAAACGGAATCAGATATAAAATCCAACACAGTACCTAACCAACAAACATTGAATCACGCAACCAATTTAGGCACCGACACTATGGCACCCGACACGGAAAATTTTTCTGATATAGGAGTAAAGATGCCCCGAGAAAGTCTCAAAAAAATTGATATTAAAAATGATGATAATATAATAAAATTATCCAAAGAGCATCCAAAAATGAATACTGAAAATATAAAACCTACAGAATCCATATCATGCCAGGTTGTTCCGCTTACCGAAAATGTGATCGAAACGGAACCAGACGCTCCACCAGTTAGTGTGGTCAATGAAACTACCGAAGTCCTGAAATCTCCCCAGTTAACGGAGAAAAATTCTGAAAACAAAAATAAATATCAGTGGCCAAAATTGACCATTGATAATATCAACACTTCTTTCCGTGTAGTTGCCAATTTGAAAGAAGGCACGAAAATAATAGTGGTTGATGACAGATATTTGGCCGAAGATAATTCGTATATGACATTCATCAGTCGCTCCATTTCCGGACAAGGTAGAGAAAAAATCATGAGTTTCCTGGAACATTTGTTGGAAGAGAGTAAACAAACGGCTTACTCTCTGTTGCATGATATTCGAGCTGAAATCAATATGGATAATAATGTATCAGAACTAGATAATCTCCACAAGAATTTGTGTAACTTTTTACATAGATTTAACGTCATGCGTGATGTCTACAAAAAATATTCTGATGTTTTCTCCAAGTTTGGTGTTATTCGTGACAAATTTTTCACATTTGAAAGTACCTTTTTCCGTGAAATGGTTGTTCCCAGAAAACACTGAGTATTTTGAAATATATTGAAATGTATTAAAAATTGAATTAGGAATAGTCTAAATAATGATTATTTATGATAAACCGAATATCATAAATAATCATTAAATAAACATGGGAGTCCTAAGATTAATGGGAACTATCTTGCGCCATCCGGCCACAACAAATGCTTTAATTGAAAATGTACCTGTCATTGAATGTTTACTAATTGATTACAATGCCAATATTCACTATATTTTGCAAAAAACTGTTGTCGAGTTGAATGAAATTTTGTATTTGACCTATCATTTGGAAAAAAATATTAATAATTTAGTGTCGCCCATTATCTTGGATAAAAATGACTACAACATTGATTTGGAATTCGACATTGAAGATTTGCGTGATAAAATTGATTATTATCATGAGGAATATCAAATAGGTACTACTTATACGGAATTATCTAAGAGTCTGAGCGAGGAAAAAATAAACAATATCATATTTTTTGAGACCATTAATTATACTCGAAAATTAATTTGTAGTCTGAACAAGGGGTGGATTAAAAAAGTGTTTTTGGCATTAGATGGTACCCCGTCCATGGCCAAAATCAAGGAACAACGTAATCGTCGATACATTGGGGCCCACATGAATAATATTAAGGAAGATATTGTCAAAAAATATAAATTCAAAAATAACAATATCAAACAAATAGACTTATTTTATTATCGATCGTCCATATGTGCTGGAACTAAATTTATGGAAAAAATTCAACAAGCCCTCTTCCACTTGGACATTGGCCTTGACATTGAAGTATCCACTTTGGATATTAAGGGTGAAGGCGAAAAGAAAATTATACATGCGATGGAAGAATTACAATCTTACCAAAGTTATTGTATTATGAGCCCGGATTCTGATATGTTGATTCTGATTGGTATGCTCGGCAGCGACAAAAAATATCGAGACAAACAACTTTATAATTTTAGAATAGACTACCAAAAGAAAAACCAATATCAATTCTTTGATTTGAAACAATTAATTAATAGTCTCCGGGAATATTTTTCTGCTAAAATCGGCCAAGAAATCTCTACTGATAAAATGTTAGATATGTTTTTCATGTTGGCCGTTTTTGGAAATGATTTTCTTCCCAGACTGGAGCCCTTAGACATTACACAACATTTTGATTTTGTTTGCGAGTCTTGTCTGAAATTATCTAGTTCTGGATTGAATTTTGTGATTGACCAAAATCTTAACTATCGATACTTATTAGAATTTTTTAAGACCATCAACGAAAAAATTATTGAGTTATCCATCGAGCAATCTTTGCGCGCTAAATATCATAACTATCATAAATTGTGCAAAAAATTGTCTCTTTGTGAATCAGATTTACAATGTTATCGCCATCCGGAACTGAGTGTTTTGACAGTCAATTATCGTAATTTTGGAAACGTTATCAAAAACTTAAATTTATCTTACG